CCTGCAGCACCGACAACGGGGTGCCGGCCATCGCGTGCCAGCTGGCCCAGGTGTGGCGCAGGTCATGGAAACGCAGCCAGGGCACGCCAGCGCGCGTGCAGCTGGCCTTCCAGGTGTTGCACCACACGCGGGTGACGTCGCCCCAGACGCGGCCCTCATGCGGCTCGGGCAGGGCCTTCAGGATCTCGCGGGCGGCGGTGTTCAGCGGCACCAGGATGCGCTGGCCGGCTTTGGCCTCATCTGCCTCGACAATGACTGTGCCGCGCTGCAGGTCCACTTTGTCCCAGGTCAGGTTGAAAACATTCGATCTTCTCAACCCGGTGAGTAAAGCGAAACGGACAGGAGTCCGGTACTTTTCTGGTAAAGAGGCCATCAAAAGCTCCGCTTGCTCGCGTGTCAGAAATGCGACGCGGCGCTTCGGCTCGGACTCGGTGCGCAGCACGGGGGCGCGGTCGATCCACTCCCACTCGCGCTCGGCGGCGCGCAGCATGGAGCGGATCAGGGCGCGGTAGCGGTTGCGGGTGGCCGGCTTGACGTCGGTGGGCAGGATCTGCTCGATGTCGTCGCGGGTGATGTTGGACAGCTGCCGGTCGCCCAGCTTCGGCAGGAAGTAGTTGATCTTGTCCTGGTCCTCGCTGATGGACTTCTTGTGGGCCTTCTCGGCCAGCCAGCGGGTGCAGGCCTCGCGGAAGGTCTTCTTGGGCTTGGCCTTGAGCAGCCGGCCCTGCCAGAGCTCGGCGCGCCGGATGTCGGCCAGGGCCTGGGCCTGCTTCTTGTCGGTCGTCTTGAGCGACTCACGGATGCGCTTACCGTTGATCTGGACGTCGAGCCAGTAGACGTCGCCTCTGAGTTTGATGGACATGTCGTGGGTTCCTTTCGTTTTGTTTTAAGTGCCAGGAGTTCAGATTCGTCGTCCAAACCTGTCCATCACAGTGCTGCGCTGCTTGAAAGCCTCGTCCACCAGGTCAAACAAAACGCGGCGAAACTCCTCTGTGTCTGTTACAGCGGGGAGGCGGTCAACATTGCGAATGCTGTACTCCTCGATCCACTGAAGCACTGGTCGCATGTTGGCCTTCAGTGACGGATGCAGGCTTTCCTGCACCCGCTCAAGTTCGGTGTGGATGGCTTGGATTTTTGGGTCTTGGTCGTTCATGGTGATCCTCGTTCGGGTTCGGGTTGCTGATGATGAGATTTTCACAACGCTCGCCCGCCGAGTCAACAGATTTCTCCGACACAAGTGCGTAGGGACAAACCCTATGGCCCCTTCAGCCCCCACAGCGCGATCAGCGCCGCCTCGGCCTTGCCGTCGTCCTTGACGCGCTTGAACTCCCCGGCCTGCTGAGGCCAGGTGGCGGCGGCCTTGGCGCGGGCGGCGTCCTTGCCGCTGTTCAGGCCCAGGGCCCGCTTCCAGCGCGCGGGGGGCACCGACTGCACCGGGATGCCCAGCCCGGCCAGCACGCCCTTGGCCAGGCCAAAAGCCTCACCGAATGCGAACATGCTGCTGACGCCCTGGCCTGGCATGGCGCCCACCTGCTCGATGTATGCGCATGTTGCATGCACGTTGTACAGGCGCAGCTCCGCGGCCAGCATCTCGGGGCTGATGCGGCGCTTGGCCTTGCCGCCCACCGTCACCTCCACCGCGGGCATGTCAAACACCTGCACCAGGCTGCCGTCCGGCTCGAGGATGGCCACGGCGCCCGCGGCGCCTGGGTCGATGCCGATGATGAAGCTCATGCGTTGCGCTCCAGTTCGGCCAGCTTGCGGTCCAGCTCGGTGTTCTGCGCCTCCAGGCTGGTGCAGTTGCGGCACTCACTGGGCATGCAGTCCTGCGTGGCGCAGGGCGGCTCTGCCAGCGCGTCCACAAGGGAAGCAATGGCCTCGTAATACGCCATCACATCTCGGTGCGGCGCTTCGTTCACCACAGCGTATGCGTTCGTTTGCATTACCTCCAGCGCCTGCTGGGCGGCGGTTCTCAGGTCGGTCATTGCTTGACCTCCACCGCCACCCGCGACGGGCACGACTCCTCCATCACCCACACACCAAGCCACACCTGGCGCGTAGCGTCAGGCGCGGGTGGGTTCACCTTCTCGTTGCGCGCACAGGTGCGGCACTCTTCACGGTGCGATGACGCGCACCTCGCAAAGTCTTGGGACGTGTTCATTTCATCAGTTGCCAGTAGGGGTTGCCGTAGTCCTTCCACTTGACGCCGCGCCGGATGGCCGACACCGTGGACTGGGTGATGCCGTACAGGGCCGCGATGTCGCGCTGCTTCATCCCCTCGAGGGCGCGGATCTCGGCCACCTGGGCCTCGCTCAGCTTTCCCTTGCGCCTGGCGCTCTGGGCCAGCTTCCTGCACCGGGCCGGGTTGGTGTGCATCTGCGTCACCTTGGCGGTGCGCTGCTGCAGCTGCTGGCGCGTGACGGTGATGACGTGCTCGGGGTTCACGCACAGCGGGTTGCAGCAGCGAGACGTGGCAAAGCGCCCCTCGACCTTCAACTCCAGCGTCTGCGCGATCACCCGGCGCACGGCCTGGGGCCGGCCGTCGTGACGCATGACCGGGGCCCGGCTGAGCTGCTGCACGGCCCCTCGCCACTCCCAGCACTCGCCCACCTCGTCGCTGCGGGCCTGCAGGTAGGGCAGGAGCCAGCTCACAGCACCGCCCAACCCAGGCCCAGCAGCCACCACATCACGCGGGCCGCCGCGCCCAGCACCACTAGGCACCCGGCCCAGACCAGCACCAGGGCCGCGATCGACGCCACGCCGCGCATCATTGGAGGGCCTCGAGCTGCTTGATGCTGGCCGCGATGCGCTTGCGGCTCTCGCGCTTGACCGGGTGGTCAGGCTTGGTCGGCACCGCGTCCAGGTCGTCCGACTCCATGTCATCGAACGGCGTGCGCGGGGCCACGCTGCCCGACACCACGGTGGCGCCCGGGAACTCGGCCTTCGTCTCCACCGCGTCGGGCAGCACCGCACCCGGGCACCGGTGCAGCTCGGTGCTGCTGAACACCGGGCCGTAGAAGGTTTGATACGGCATGTCGGCCGGGCCGTTGACGAACGTCTTGCCTGACTCGCGGTGCCGGTACGCCACCCAGTTGCTGCCGCCGTCCACCGGCTCGGCGTAGGGCACCAGGCCGGGGATCATCAGGTGGTCCTCGCAGCCCTCGCGCTGCTCCTGCACGGTCAGGTGTTCGTTGTGGCTGTCACACCGCCATGCTGCATTCTCAACGGGTGAGGCATGGCAACACGTCCTGCAGTTCGCCTCCGCGGCCACGCCCTGGTGGCAGTGCTTGTAGAACCCGCAGAACTTGCACTGCCAGTGCGTCGGATCCTCGCTGAGCCTGTCAGGCGGCGCGGTCATGCCGATGAGCTTCTCGGCGCGGGCCAGCAGCTGGTCGAACCGGGCCTGGTCGAACTCCACCCACTCGACGTAGACGTCGTCGGTGTCCTTGTCTACCGCCATGTACAGCGCCCGCGTCAGCTCCATCAGGCCCATGTAGACGGTCATCTGGTCGTAGTGCTGGGGCTTGGCCTCGCGCACGCGCTTGGCCACGACGTCCATGAACGACTTGTGTGAGTGCGTCTTGAACTCCAGCACCGCAGGCGTCTTCGGTCCCTCGGGCAGGCCCTTGGCGATGCCGTCCAGGCTGCCGCCAAAGTGCCCGCCGTGCGCGCTCACGCGCCACTGGTTGCCGGTTTCGGGGTCAACGTCCCAGACCTGGGCACCGATGCCGCGCAGCTCCTCGAGCAGGCGCGACTCCTCGCGCTGGCCGGTGCTGAACAGGCGCAGGATGCGGCCCTTGAACTCGGGCTTGAGCACCCAGCGCCAGGTCATCCAGATGTTGCGGTCGCACGGGTGGCCAATCAGGCTAGCCCCCATGTGCGGCCGGTGCTCCTGGGGCTTGCTCTCGTACCACTTGACGATGGCCGTCGCGGTGGTGTGGGGAGACTCAGGCAGCGCCGCCATGGTCAACCCCAGGGCCGTGCAGACTTGGCTGGCGCGGCAGCGGGCGGAGGCGGCGTGCTCTTCAACTTGGCGGGGCTGACGGGCGCGCCGGTGATGGCGCGGTAGTTCCAGATGACGTTGCGGGTGTCATCCTTCTTGTCGATGCCCAACTCGGCCACGAAGGCCTTGTCGTGCATCTGCTCGCTGTCGTCCACCTCATCCAGGCCCAGGGCCATGCACAGGCGGGCCAGCTGCTCCTCCGCGATCTTCACGGTCTGCAGTGACGGGTTGTCCAGGTTCAGACGCTCCCAGTGCCGGCGCCCAGTGTGCTCACCCGAGATGATGTGCATCTCGAGCTCAAGGTAGGAGCCGTTGCCGCTCTTGGTGGGCTTGGTGGTGGACTTGACCACCATCATCTCGTACTCACCCGCGGGCAGCGGGCCGTAGGACGTGGTGCGCTCCTCGATCTGGATCGCGCTTGCTTTGAAGTTCAGGGATGCCATGGTTCAGTAGCCTTCGGGTTGGGGTTCGGGTTGAGATTCAGTCGTGGCGGTTTCCAGCTGGATGCCGGCGCCCATCAGCTTGGCCACCAAGCCAGCGCTGGCGGCCTTGATGCCGAATTGCGTGCTGGTGACGTGGCGCAGAGCGCGGGCAGGGTTCTGGGCATCCACCAGGCGGGTCTTCGCGTTGGCGGTGTCGGTGATGACGTACAGGGGCATGGTTCTCTCGGTTCAGGTTTGTGATGCTGCGAGTGCAGCTGCGAATGCCTCCCAGGACAGGGGCATGTTCTTCAGGCCAAACCGGTTGCCGCCCATATGGGCGGGGTGAGGTTCAACATGGAGAATGCGGTCGCCCGTCGTGCGGGCCTTGGTTTCCTTGTTGCCGTAGCCGGCGTCGGTCTGCGTCGTGACCACGCGGTAGTTGGCCCAGCCGATGACGTCGGCCCACTCCTGCACCAGGGCAGCGGCGCGGTCGTGCAGCTTCAGCACGTACTGGTCGTACCCGTCGTGCAGCGGTGACTCGAAGCGCTTGATCTTGTCGTGCGCGATCAAGATCACGGCCATGTTGCGGCGCTGGCGCAGCTCCTCCAGGCCGTTGAGCAGCACGCGCCACTCATCAGCCGCGGCCAGGTAGCCCTTGCCATAGCCCGGCGCCTCGATGCTGGCCCACTTGTTCTGCTCGCAGACGTGCGCGTGCACCAGGGGCTCGAGCCAGTCGAGCGAGTCCATGAACACGGTGTTGAAGTCGTGCTCTTCCTTCAGCAGCGTGCCGATGGCCTGGTAGACCTCCTGCAGGCTCGAGGCCAGCGGGAAGGCTGAGGCGTCCACCGCGTCGGCGCCGTCCTCAGTCAGGATGCCCACCGCGTTGGGGGCGCTGGCTGCGAAGGTGGTCTTGCCGATCTTGCCGGGGCCGGCGATGACGACCTTGGGGGCGCGCAGGCGCCGAGTCTTGGAGATGGAAGCGAGGTTGAAGGCCATGGCTCACTCCTTCCACTTGATGCTGACGCCGGTCTTGGCCGGCTTCGTCTCGACCGCGGCGGCGATCTGCGCCCAGAGCTTGGGGCTCTCGTTGCGGATGGCCTTCAGGCGCGTCTCATCGGCCTCGATCTTGGTCTTGACCGGGCGCACGTCGTCGGGCCATGCTGCGGTCAGGCTGGTGAGCTTGTCGATGTCCACCTTGTAGGTGACGCGGCCGGTAAGGGTGATCTTGGCGCCGCGGGGCGTGCTGAAAGACTCGCTGCCTTCTTCCTTGGCCGGGTGCAGCTTGAGGAGCTTCTCCTCGATGTCAATGCGCTCGGCCTTGGCGGCGTCTTCCTTCTCTTTGGCGATGGCCCATTCAGTGGCCAGTAAATCAATGGCGTCCATGTCGTGTCCTTTCGTCGTGGTCTACTGCTTTGTCAGGTGTTGTCACGCTGGACATTCCCAGACAACAACGCGTCAAGCTGGGACTTGAGCCTGTGGATCTCTACAGCCTGGCTTTCCAGTCGTTGGTGTAGCGAGGTTGATCCGCCTGTCCGTTTTGCGGCGGCAGTCGCTACGTGAACGTGTGCGCGTGCTTCAGCCTCTCGCTGCCGTGCCAGCAGAAACGCTTCTATGTCGTTTCGCCGGACCTGCGGCTCGCCGGCAATCACCGCCACCGGGATTCCGCTCGCCATCAGATCTGTCTGCAGCCGCTTGCCGCTTGAACCGACCGCCAGCGCGTAAGGCCATAAAGGCACCCACTCGCTAACTGATGTCTGCTCGTTGGTGGTGCTGTCTTTCGGTTCCATGTGATTCCTTTCGTGGGTCAAAACAGGGCGTCTTCCGAGCCCTTCAGGGCTTCTCGTTGTTGCTGGGAACGGGTGAGTGCCACACCTGTGCCAAAAGGCCACCAGGCGGGACAGGTGCTGGTCCGTCGGCCTTCAGGCGTACACCACTGGTGATGGCCTCGTTGG